CTGCTTATAGTAGATCCAGTTACAGTTAGCTTGGTTAATTGATCAGGAGAGACAACTGATATTTCATTATTTATAACGCCAAAAGTAGGTTCAGTTAAATTAGTTATTGATCCCGAAAAGTCAACTCCTCCAGCAGCAGCTCTTTTATTATCTTGATCTACATCAAGAGGAATTATAAAACCAGTGTTTAAATTAGGTATTGTTTGAGCGCCTGTATCTACAGCTATCCAATCACCCGAAGTTATAGAAACTGAATTTCCACTTCCAAAAACCCAGCCTGTGACTTCAGGAGTAAAATAAATACTTGTCTCTCTTAATGGAATACCTCCTAAGCCACTATATAAAGCATACTCTTGGAATCTACTCTCTCCAGCTGTAACTCCTGATGCATTAGGAAAACCAGCGGTATATCCTGAAAAATTATAAATACCTGTGTAATCTCTATTAAAAGACGAATTAGATGTAGAGGTTACTTCAAATTGATAGTACCTTTCTCTATTAACAAGAGCTAAATTGTTTACATCTTGTATATCGTCCCTTCCTGTAGGTTGATAAATAGTTAAGACAGAATTCATATCTGAACTATCGAAGGTATTACTTACTCTAATTGTTTCTTCGGTTAGATCAACAGCTAAAACTTTTCCAAAATTACTTTTTAATGTTTTTAATTCATCTTCTATAGTTACTAAATCTCCAGGTTGGCAAAGAAGGCTTTCAAGCCCTGCTGTAAATGCAACTTGTTGGTTTTCTTTAATCTTAGAAAAAATTTCGTGTTGCCCCACTCTCCTAGCCATGGCACGAGAAGTTATTCCTACAGCTTCTATACGTTTTTTAAAAACCCCTCTTTGTCTAATATCCTCTTCATCTTCAACAACTTCAATTTTAGGGAGGAAATTATCAAATCTATCTTTGTATGCTATCTCTATAGTGTTAAACTGCTCATCTCTCCTGTTGTTAGAATAATAAAAAATTCCATCTTTAACACTTTCATTTGTAAATAAATTTACTGTCGATCTTGGCCTATCATCTACAAAGTTTATTTCAGAATTTCCAAAAAATACCTTACCTCTAAAAATTGAAGCAATAGTGTTTATTGAATCAAATATTTTTTCTCCTTGTTCAAAGACAACATTGCAAGAGAATCTAGGTTCTCTCCCGCCCCTTCCGTCCGTAACGCCTTCAAAATATCCTTCTTCATCTACTGCATCACAAAATCTTCCTATTTTATAAAGCTGCCATTTATTTATTATTGTTTCATCTACATGTTGCCCCATGCCGTAGCGTGAGTTAGTCAATAAATCATATAAAATCCAAGCTGGGTTATCAGTCCATTTTAACTCATCATGGAAAGTACCGTCCCAATCTCCTTTATAAACGAGTTTATCTTTTTTAATCGTGGCAGAAAAATCAGCAGTTGTTTTGTAATATCTTTTATCAATTCCTCCTACCTTCGTGGGAAAATAATTGCTTGGTATTTTTACTTTTTTTAGTTTGCAGTCATAAGTTCTAGTAGGTATTGACCCAAAAGATCTAGAATCTAATTTTGTACCTACAACTGCTGAGAAAGGATAAGGTAAATTAACTGGTATTATTTCCGTTACTTTTTGAAGAGATACATCTTTACTTAATAAAACAGAATTTGTTTCATGTGATAATTTAGTGACTCTAACAAATCTTTTTTGTAAAGTGTCCGTCGCGCTCGATTCTATACCTCTTTCTCCATCACTTGTTAACGTCTGGATGTTTTGATTCGGCAGCGAAGGTAAATCAAAAGGTTGATTTAATATTTGTGATCTCTCTTGATCTAAAGCTATGACATAATCTTTGCTGCTTCCTTGGTAATCTGGGTTTCCAATATCAATTAGAGTTTGTCCTTCGATTAAAGCTACTATTCTAAAATCATATGATTTTTTAACATTATTTTCTCCATCTAATCCTACTATTCCAGTTTCAACTCTTATATTTAAAACTGAAGGGAAAACGCTGCCTATATCTAATTTATTATCTGTTGCTCCTTTTACATTTTCTACGTTTTTAGTTAAGGTATCTTTCAAAGAAGAAATACTTAAAGTTATAAAAACAGATTCAACATTAGGGTTAAGTACAGTATGAGTTATTGGTATAGCTTTTTCGTCCCAATTCTTTAATGAATTATTGGCCCATTCACTGTAATTTCTTAATTTATTTGATGAGGTTCTTTTGTCTTCGCTTCCTTCGCTTAAAGGGAGTCCTTTTTCTAAAGTTAAATTAAATTGAGTTGAGTCGTCTCCATTTAAAACACTGGACCTCTTCAACATATTGCCATCCTCTTTTATTTTTTGAGGAGCTTTGTTATTGGCGGTTGAAAATGGGCCATATAAAGGCCCACCATATTGTTGATCTATAAATATTCTATTAAAATAAGAAAAAGGATTTTGCCCTTCTTCTCCATTTCTAAATTCTGATAAAACGTTAGAGAAATTAAATTTTAAATTATCAAATTGATAATCATTGCTTGTGCCTAAACTTAAAGCTTGTCTTGCATACTTCAATTCACTAAGATCTTTCAGCGCATCTTTTATAGAACTATCAATAAAATAAGTACGCTCTTTACCCCATACTGTTTGATTTTTTAATCTTAAATCATTTGCTTGATAACCAGCAGGGAATGCTATCAAAACAAAACCTAGCATATTACCAGTTAAAGTTCCGTCGCTAGTTATTTCAGGACAAGTACAATCAATAATTTTGGCTCCATTATTTTTTAAATTATAAGAAATATTCCATGCGGTTGTAGCGCCATATAAAGTCGATTGATATGGAATCAAAGAATTTTCTCCTTGAACAATGTTTCCACTTAAACCAGCGGCTAAATTTGGTTTTATTATTGCAAAAAATTCAGCGTCGCCTGTTTCAACGGAAACCCCTTTTTTTAAAAAATTTTTTAATAAATCTTTAACGCTTCCGCCATTCCAACCAAGTTTAGACAATGCTTTCGAAGCTAAGTCTCTTTGATATTTATTAGAAGAGGCTGTCCCTGCTATATCAATGTTAGATTTGCCAGCATTATTTTCTGTATATAAACGTAAAATAGAATCTAAGTCATCTTTGACTAAATCATTGGCCCTGAATCTAGTCCAAGGTAAAGCTTTGTGACCATGCGTCACATTCACATATTGAAGCCCAAAGAAAAACCTAGAACTGTTAGCTCTATGTTTCCAGTTAGTGCTTCCCTCGTTGCTGTCTGTCCAATACATCGCAGCAGTTGGTCTAGGGTTGTTGTTTCCAGACCATTTATCTCTTGTTCTCCTATAACCAGCATATGCAGGACTTGTTCCAGCATCATCAGGGTTCCTAGTTGTATTTAACCAAAAGAAAAAATCCTCAACGTAAGCTCTAGCAGAAACAGCTATTTTCCGATCTTTTATCTTAGGGGTAGTACTGTCTCCGCCTTTATCTTTAGTTTTCTGCCTATAGTAAAGCATGTTAACACTAGGGGCAGCTAAAAATTCAGTATTCCAAATGCTTTCTTGATTATTGTTATATTTTAAAGAGGTAGTTCTTCCATCTGGATTAGTCCCATTTAATTGCTTTTGTAAATTTTCAAAAAAGTTTTTACAACTTGTCGCCCCATCAGAATTAATTGATATAGGATTAGACTCTAACTGGTTTTCTTGATTCTCAGAAATAGCCGAATTTGAAGTAGTTGTTTCTGCTCCATCAGTTACAGCTACAGGAGTATCATCTAAATATATCCCTTGAAGCATTCTTAAACCATCAGAAACAACCGTACCATTTTGATTTACTAAGCCTTCAATTGGTCCATCGCTTATCAAATCTAATGTTTCTGCATAACTATAAGAAGCGCCGTACTGCAAATCCCCCATAGCAGGAGGTTTGTAAATAGGAGGTTTTTGTTCAGGTCTTTTACCTCCTCCTGCAATACTTTTCTTTTTTAGTATGTGATTCATTAATTTATATTGTTAACGGGAATCTTACTAGTAATAATTGCGTTTGGTGTTTCGTATTCTTCTTCTTCAATCAAAAGCTGGTTAGCCGTAAGAACATTTTGTGTTTCTTGGTTTTGTGGGAAAGATTTAATTGTAGCTTGTATAACTTTTGATCCTACTTTTAATCTTCCGTAGCCAATTGGAACAGGTGCGCCTTGAGAAGCAGTGTTTACGACATTATTGAAAACGAATGAACTTCTGGATGCTTCTGCTGTGGCTGAGACTCTTTGATCTTGAGTGTCTGGCTTAGGAGATAATGCGGATGCTATTGCCGATAAAGCTAAAGAACCTGCAAAACTACCTAACAGAGAACCTCCAAATAAAAAAGTTCCTATTGGGCCACTACCCACTATTACAGGTACTAAGTCTATTGTGTCAGGATTTGTCATACCATCCATTTTATAGCCGTCAGTAGTTCTAGTTTTATTAACTATAACATCATAAATAAAACCTTCTTTTTGCAACTCTACTATTCTTTTTATAAAACCCTTGCAATTACAATCGATAGCAGAAAAAACAGAACTAGGTTTTCCGATCTCCATTGTAAAGATATCGGTGTATTCTTTAGCTAAAATTCCATGTAATCTAATGGTTGTCATACTGCGGCCTTAATCCTGTTTAGTATATTTACATCTACTTCACTCGTTTTAGGCGTATAAATATTTATTTTTTTACTATTTAAACTATAGATAATAAAAGGTTGGCAGCAATTCTCGGACATTTTAACATCAAACTCTGATGGGCTTTCATCTCCTGTGATATGACTATGAAAAACACCTACCATTTTACAGTTATCTTTAAACAAAAGATAACTAAGAGGATTAATTAAAAAAAAGTTTGAAGGATCTTCTGAAACGTTTTCTTCTATTTGAACCAAATATTCTTTTTTATCTTCATCAAAACCTAAAAATCCGCAAATTTCTCTTTTAAAATTAGAATGAGCTATTTCTTTTATTTTGGTTAAAGCTTTTTTTGGCCCTTTAATATGTATTGTCTGCTCCATAATTAAATCCATCTGTCCCAGGGTATCCACCAAATCTTGCGTACAACGGTGTTGGGTTTCCAAAGTTTTGAAATGGCGCGTCTACATAGCTTTGAGTTCCTTGTGCAAAAGTTCCACTTCCTGTTAAATTATTTCCTCCTTCGTGGAGATCTACTAAACCATTATTGATACTTGCTGTTCCTGTCGTTCCATCCCACCATGCAGTTAAATTTTCACCAGTTATACTTGCAAAAAGACCTGTGCATTCATAATATGTTCTTGGTACATGAGTTAAGCTACCATTGGAAGTGGCAGAGTTGTAAGGGGTTGTAATTTCTTTATATAAAAAATTTATTTCTCTTTCTGACAAAGTTCTATTCCATAAAGCCCATGGGCCTATAGCGCCATTCATTGTCGCTACATGAGCAGCTGAATCATTTTCATAACCTTTTCTTCCGAATCTTTGTTCAACTGCGCCCAACATAAAAGTTTGAGGCACTGCTTTTACAGAATCATATGTTATGGCCCCTCGTTGTGCCTCATTGGCAAAATTACCTAATAAATTTTCTAGTGGTACTCCGAAAGCATTAGTTGATGAATTTTGCACACCATTCACATAAATTTTTAAAGAACCCGCACTACTGTTAATTACGTTGGCTGTTCCTATATCATTCGTTATAACATATTGATACCACTCTCTTCCGTTTTCATTGTTTAAAGACTGAGTTTTTTGCTGGTCATTTAGTTTTACTGAATTGTAATTGTTTCCAACTCCATCGGCTGGTAATTTAGGTCCAACAAAATTTGCTGAAACGGTCCCCTCTGGAACTCCTTTCGAGTTCATGTTACTGACAAAGATATCACTATTTATGTTTAAAAACCTAGTGTTTGGCCATTGAGCTGCATCTCTAGATGAGGTACTAAATATTCCTGCTCCTAAGGGGGACATGTTATTTATATTTACCCATCCTACCATACTCCATGAGCCTTCTAAAGATCCAGTTACAGCACTTGAGTGAGTATGAAATAAACCTGAGTTAGTAGCAATATCGCTTGTAGCCGATTTTAAACCGCTAAACTTTACAAAATTAAAACCAGAGGAGATTGTTTCTCCTTTCTGATAGGAAATAGACTCCGCAGAATTAAACCTCCTTTGACATGCAGATAGTTTTTTACTACATGCGTCTTTTTGCCAATAACTTGGGTTACTTTCTGGACTTTTATCACTGTTTGATTGAACGCAGACATATACAGTTTGTAAAGGAACTCCTTCTTCGTTAGGGCTTCCGCCAAAAGGCCGTATTAAAATATTATTGTTTTTTAAATATACAATATCTCCTTTATAATAAGATTTTTGGCTTGACCATTGAGCTGAGGGATCATCAAAGAAATTTACAGGTGATACTACACCTCCAGCTCCAGTAGGAGCGTTGTAACTCGGTACTACTACTGCACCATTTTGGTCTACGAAGGGGCTTTCATCAGCTTTTTCTACAGGTAATCCCGCATATCTGCAACCCTCTCCTCGATATTTCCAGTAACAAAACTTAGAGACCACATCTCTGTAATTAACATTAAAGCTTTCTAAATCTAAAGGAGAAGCTAATTCTAACTCTACAAAAACTTTAGATTCTTGTGTTTTTCTGCCAACCAACCATGTTTCATCGGTTAATTCTGCTTTTGGATCAGCTATACCAAAAGGATTAACTCCGTCAAAGTTAATATCATCTATATATTTAACTGAAACTCTCTTCCTAACAATTTTTGCGTTAACAAGATCATTATAGTTTTGTAAAAAATTAGTTATAATATAATCTTTATTTAAAACTCTAAGTTTTGGTCTAGCTAATTTTCCATCTCCAAAAACATCAAAGCCTTCAGACTCTAAGGATAAAGGCAAATATTGAACACCTTGCCAAGTAATAGATTTATTAAAAACAGTACCTGCGTGAAACCCTAGAAATAAAGTAGGTTTGTTAACTTTGTCTGGAAATATTCTAAATAGTTCTAAAATTGCTGTTGGCTGTAAATCCAACAAGCTATCTGCTACTTTATTTTTTCCTTCTTCTGCCATGTTTAAATTTACACTAGACTATATATAATAACTAAAAGAAGTGAAAATTACACAACTTAAAGGAGACCTAGAAGACCTATGGGAAGATTTTTTTAGGTTTTGTGTGGAGTCTAAACCTTATGATTATCATAAAATACCATCCTTTAGACTTAAAAAAGCGAAGATAAGAAAAAATTTTCAAGATTTGGTAGAGTCTTGCCAGATTTTTTTAGCAATTAAAGATGAAAAAAAAGTTGTGGTTTTGTTTTTAAAGCCTTATGATAACTTTGTAGACGTTGAGTTTATCTTTGGCTTTAGTAAAAACTTTAATTCAAAGGTTTTAATAGAGGGAGTACATAGAGTTTTTGACGAGGCTTCATTTATAAATAATAAAAAATATTTTAAAAGTGAAATTAGAAGAAAATTTAAAGTAACATCTTATAAAAAATGGATTGAAAGATACGATAAAACGGCTATTATTTTTAATGATGAACATAACAGTATCGTTTGGTGCAAATTACAAAAAATGAAAGTAAAATTTGAAGTTATAGGAGCTAATGCAGCTATGAACCATTTAATGAATCAATCAGGATTTTTAGGTAAAACTTTTGATTCTGATTCAAGATCTCAAACTATGAGAGAAATATTTTTTAATGAAGAAAGATATTTATTAGATGAAAAGAAGATAGAGTTCAATCCGCAACACGCATTGGTTCATGGTTTCTTGTCTGATACAAAAGAAAAAGTTGGTAGAGTAGTACTAAAGTTTTTGCCTCAAAATGAAATCGAATAAAAAATACAAAGTATATACAAAAAAAGGTGAATTTCACCATAGTTATAACTCTGGCTTAAAAGGTTCTCTTGGTTGGGCTATAGATTGCGCCAAAACTATTAATGGTTTTGTGATAGAAATAGGAGAAGATGGCAAAGAGATCGAAATATTTAACAACTCAACATTAAAAAATGTTCCAGTTAATTAAATCAGTTTTAAAATCCATAGAACTTTACTTAACCTTAAAAAATAAAAAATTTTATTATGAATTACATAAAGAATTTAAAGAAAGAGAACAAAAACTTGTTCAAGAAATTGAAAATCTTAGGATTCGGGGGGATAGCCATAGCGCTGATAGGGCTGACCTCTTGCGAGACTATCTCGACACCGAACGTAGGGAATTTGAACATATATCAGCCTTCTACGCTAAGATTAAAGAAGGGGGAAGCGATACAAACAATTGATGGTACTTATACCCCGCAAACCAATGAGGTTTGGCATTCTGACGCTAGATTCAGGAGATTAGAAAGACAAATTTACTCTTCAAATAAATAAATAGAGTGTAAATTAAAAATAATCTTGAAAAAGATTACAAAACGTTCATAATACAACAACATGAAAAAACTAATACTTGGTCTTTTGACCACATTGGGCATTGCTTTCAGCAGTGCAAATTCACATGCTACTACTCTTGCTGATAATATTGGCGTTAGTGGTGGTATTTCAGTCAGCAACTTCACTACAGATAGAGGTTTAGCAACAAGAGAAGATTCATTTGATTATTCTCTCTCGCTAACTGCCCCTCTTGCTGGTGGTGATTTTTCTATTGGTTTAGGGCTTGCGGATGCAGATGATGATACAGATGGATCATATTCTGTTTCTTACAGCAAACCAATTGAAATTGCAGGACAAAAACTTGGAGCAAAAGCAAGCTTCTCTGGTCTCGACTCTGCTTTCGGTGATCGTGAAGAAGTTGCGATTGGTCTCACATACGGTTACAGCCTTTTTGATGCATCAGCAGCAGTTTGGCATGAGCTAGAAAATGATTGGTTTGGAGTGGAACTAGGCATCTCACGCAATGTCGGTACTCCAGTCAATGATCTTGTTGCAACCCCATTCCTCACTGTAAATCTTGCAGATGAGTATACAGCTATAGAGGCTGGTGTTAAAGCTAGCTATCCTATTAGTGATCAGCTTTCGCTTTCAGCCAAGCTATCATACAACAATAACGACTTTGATAATTCAGCATTTAACGTTGAAGACGAGTGGATTATTGGTGCTGGATTGAAGTTTGATTTCTAAAATTTTAAATACGAAATTAAATAAACTTAAAAAGCTCTCCGCAAGGAGGGCTTTTTTTGTGTAACTAATAGTTATATGGAACCTGAAAAGTCTATTTTAAAAGAGTTTCTTAACGGAGGATGGCTTGTCCCACTAGTTGGAGCTGCGGCAATGTTTGCTCGGCTCTTGTCTGGAGATAGCGGTCTGTCGGTAAAACAACAGTTTAAAAGAATTTTAACTGCGGCTATTGCGGCAGGTATTGCATGGTTTGTTTTAGAACAAACTGACGTATCTTCCTTAACAAAAGCGATTGCTTATGGTATTATTGGTGTTGTAAGCCCTGAAGTTATTGGAGGCATAGTAAGGTTAGGTAAGAAATTTGAGAAGAACCCAGAAGACTTTATAAAGAAATGAGACCAAAGTTTATAGTTTATTGTTTGTCTGCTATTTGTTTACTCTTTGGATTGAAAGGGTTCGAACTAAATAAAGACATACAAAACACATTAAAAGAAAACGCTCGGCAATCAGAGTCTTCTATTATGGAGATAGGAATGTGTTTTGATTGGTATGGTGTAATAATAGTTAATTCTGTAATTAAAACATCTCACGGTACAATGACACCAGCAGAGATGGTAGATACTTTAAAAGAAGAAAGCGGTTATAAAGATGAGTACTTAGAGGGATATAAAAAAGACATTACCCCAAAAGAAAAAGAGTATGCTGATTTTGTGTTTAGCCAAGAGAAAAAAATAAGCGCATATGTTAATGAGTTGATTGCGTGGGCAGAAAAAGGAGATATAGAAATGATTAAAGCTTCTATACCTAGAATGTATGATATGACTGACCCTACAATCGAAGCCATAAACACTATTATGGATACAAAAATGTATTACAATGAGGAGCAAGCAGAAGTACTAAATAAAAAGATCGAAAGGTTTTCTGATTTTATATGCACTCTATTAGCTTTATGTTTCGTTATGTCTATAGGCGCTTCATTTAGTAGAAAATGTGATTAAAATGAATTTTAAAGGTAAAAAAGAAGTAGTTAAAGCTGTACAAAAACTCCTTGGTGTTTCCGCTGATGGAGTTGACGGACCTGTTACTTGGAACGCAGTGCTTTCTGAATTATCCGCCAAAAAAGATGTTATGAACGGTAAAGATATCCCCGAAAAAATGGTGACATTAGCTAGAGAAGAAATAGGTGTTTCTGAAGTTGATGGTACAAATTGTGGACCAAGGGTAGATGTATATAAAGCTGCCACTTGGTTAGATGCAGATAAAGGTTGGCCTTGGTGCGCGGCTTTCATATGTTGGTTGATTCGTGAAGCTATAGAAGAAGAAGAAGTTTTATTTAAACGCCCAAGAACTGCTGGAGCTTGGGATTTTGAAAATTGGGCCAAGCAAGAAACTTCAAATGGAATAGAGTTGCGTAAGCCTACTAATGAAGATATTAAAGCTGGAGATATTGTTGTCTTTACTTTTTCTCATATTGGTATAGCCGTAAAAGACATAGACTCAAGCGGTTATGTGGTCACCATCGAAGGTAATACAAATGGTGCGGGAAGTCGTGAGGGAGGTTCGGTCTTAGAAAAGAAACGTCATGTTTCTAAAATAAGAAGCAGAATAAGAATATCTTAAAATTACTTGAAGATAAGCATCACTCTTATATTATAGAGTATGCAAAGGGAAAAAGAAATAAAAGTCTCCGTAGGGGATATTTTTAATTATACTATTGGGAGAAATTATAAACATCCCATAGATGCAGTTTTAGATTTAGAAGAAGAAGATCGTTTTGAATGCCACCAAACATTTATCTATGATGCAACTTTGAATTCTAAAAAAGTTCAAAGTTTAGAGTATCTGCATTTTTTTATAGAGCTAGATAAATGTCGTCATAATTTATCAATTCGTAGTAACCCCAGAAGGTCAGAAGTACTGAGATTATCAGAAGAGCTTTGGGAGATAGCTCCTAAAAAAATATTCCTTCCCACACATCACAAATCTGAGTTTGAGGAAGGTTCATCCTCAAAAAAGCTAAAAGAAATATTTGGTCTTAACAATTTTAATGAATTAAAATTTGCAGATTTTAAACTTTCAGAGGAGGAGGCTTTAAAAAAAGCTTATCGCGAACAACAGTTAGAAATATATAAAGGCTTATTATGAATTTAGTAAATGATATCTGCTGTACAAAAGATAATTATAATCATGTTAACTGTATAATTGAGATACCAAAAGGGACAAATACTAAGTATGAATATAATGAAAAACTTAATATTTTTGAGTTGACTAGATGTTTGGTTTCATCTCTTCAGTATCCTATAAATTATGGTTTCATACCTCAAACTATAGCTTTAGACAATGATCCTCTTGATGTTCTTGTTTTTAACCATGACCCCATAGATAGAGGTACTTTGGTAAGCTGTCGAGTTTTAGGAATGCTTGGCTTTGAAGATAATGGCGAAATAGACAATAAGATAATAGCTGTTCCACATTGGTCGTCCAAAGAGAAGTATAATAAACTTCACGATATTGAACAAGAACACTTAAAAATTTACAGACAATTTTTCAAAATATATAAACTTGATAGGCAGTCTGAAACTAAAGTGGGAGACTGGAAAAGTTCTAATATCGCTTTAAAAACTGCAAAAGAATCTCATGAAAGATGGGAAAAAGCCAATCAAGCAAGATTTCATGAAGAGTGGGCTGATAATCAATTTTGGGGAAAAATTAAAAATGGACAGTACATAGTTCACCCAGATTAGGTGTAACTAATAGTATAACCATTTAATATATATTATGGAAACACTCCTTAAATTAGTTGAAGATAACCCTTGGTTTGGTGTATTAACAGCGTTTGTGGCTCTTGCCTCTGCGATTACTGCTGCTACTCCAACTCCCAAAAAAGGAACGATTTGGTCTAAAGTTTATGCAATCATTGACTGGGCCGCATTAAATATTGGGAAAGCCAAGCAGAAGTCCGAGGATTAAATCTAGATTAATCACTTAGACACCCCCTCCCCTTTTGGGCTTGGGGGTTTTTATTCGTTGCTAAATACATATTTGGCACTAGCTTCCTTTTGTCATTATGATTTCCGATAGAGCTAAAAGTTTATCAGGCGCAAGCCATGTAGCCCATACTAAAAAGTTAATAGATGAATCTGTAGAGAGATATCATCATTCATGCCTTTGTTATGATTTAAAAATAAAAAAAACAGGCAAACAACAAGACATTGGTCATGTAGACTTCATAGTAAATGGCGAGACTGTCGATTTAAAAGGATTAAAAAATTCTACAAGAGAGGGTAAGATTCTTTTAGAGTTTCTAAATGTAAATGGAAAGGCGGGATGGTGTAATGAAAAAGGCATCCCCACATGGATAGCTTTTGATTTTGGGGCATTCTTTTTGCATGTGAAAAATGCTGATCTATTTAATCTTGCTAAAGAAAAATGCGATTTGCGTGATACTGTGTACCGAGTAAACGAATGTCTTTATAAAGGATATAGACGTAAAGGTCGTAAAGATTTGATGTCTATGGTTACACTTCAAGATGTCTTGAATGGTTGTGAGTATTGGTTTTTGCCTTACGCTAAGTACCAACTTCCTTTGGAAGAAGTTTAAGGGTTAGGCTGATCAGGCCACACAACAGAGTCTTTTAAATTATTCATTTCTGTGGTAGTTAAGCCAGCCAAAGAATTGATTGGCTCTGTGACTTCTTCCCCGTCAAATTCAAAAGTAGTTTCTGTTTCTCTGGGGTATGGATTATCTATACATAAAGCCCATTTGCCAGCTTTTGTTTGTTTAACTGTCCACCAGTATTTTGTGACATTGCTACACCCTCTGGCTTGAGCTTCTTGTGCGCTTCTATCTTGAGCCTGTTGTTTGGTATTAAAAACTAAATATTTCATATTTTAATAAATTTTAAATCTTTTATTTATATCAGATTCTATAGAAATTCTGTTTGTTGATGCGCTGCTAGAGCTATAGATGA